CTTGCAGTTATGCGCCAGGTATGGTATAGAATAGACAAAGCCCGAAAGAGTGTTGGACTCCTCCGGGCTTCTAATCACATAAATTTAATGTAAAGGATTAAACCAAATGACTGAGAAAGACTTTAGCACATCACGTACAAATCTGTCAACCTCAAATTTTAAGAATATTACATTTTCTATGAGTACTGTTGAGATTGCAGCACAAACCGGTAAACGCCATGATCATGTTTTAAGAGATGCACGGGTTATGCTTACAGAACTATATGGAGAGGATGGGCTCTCCATATTTGGGGAGCGATATAAAGCAGCAGATAACAATTTTCATCCGTGCTATAATCTTTCAAAAAACGATGTTTTAACCTTGGTTTCAGGCTATTCAATTCAGTTAAGAGCCAAAATAATAAGAAGGCTTGATGAACTTGAGAATGGGGTATCAGTAAACAGAGAAGAAAAAGAGACTTTTGAGTTAGAGATGATTGCTGCAAAGTATGCTGCAGAGATGTTACATTGGTCTGAAGCTTCTACCCTCGAAATAATACATAATATTTCAGATAACCATGGTATTTCAACGAAAGCTTTACCAATTTATACCAAAGCGGTAAAAGTTACTTTTTCAGCCAAAGACCTGCTTGTTAAAAATGAGTGCGGTATAAGTTCAATAGCCTTTAATAAATTAATGGTAGTGAATAACCTGCTGGAAGAAAAAACAAGGACAGGAAGCCATGGTAAAACAAAAAAGTTCAAATCACTATCTAAAGCGGGTCTTGAATATGGACAGAATGATACCAATCTACGAAATCCAAGGGAAACGCAGCCCCATTATTTTGAAGACAGTTTTATGGATCTATATCGCATTATAACCGGAGAATAATTTAACAATAAAACTCCATGGCAAAAACAGCCATGGAGAAAACAGGATAGGGTATGGCAAAACCAGGACGCAAATCAGCATGGATTGAAAAAATAGAACCGCGATTATTTGAGATTGCTGGCTGGTGTCGGGATGGTTACACAGATCAACAAATGTCAAAAGCTCTTAATATTCATGTTGATACTTTTTATAAATACAAGAAATTAAAGCCCGAAATGACCGAGGCCTTAAAGGTAAACAAGGCAATTGCAGATCTAACTATTGAGAATTCTCTGTTTAAACGCGCTCAGGGATATACTTTTAATGAAATTACAATTGAAAAACAAGAGGATGCAGAAGGGAACATCATCAGGACGCATAGAAAGCAGGTTAAAAAAGAAGTAGCCCCAGACACAAAAGCGATTGAGCGCTGGTTGATGAATCGAAAACCTGATGTATGGAGAGAGACAAAGCATATTGAGTTAACCGGAAAAGACGGCGGCCCGGTAAAATCAGAAAAGAAGACCATTATGACGACGCAAGAAATAGAAGATGAACTCAAAAAAAGGGGCCTGCCTGTGCCTGAAATTGGGGGCGAAGATTTATAAGTCTCCACGCTGTGTAGATGTGTATAAAAAGTATATGTAAAAACAACCACTTACAAAAATGAGGTTTTTCAGGATTTGAAGACTAAAGCGGATATAGATTTGCTTGAAAATTACTGGCTTGAACGATCCAGGAACAACTTCTATGCTTATCGGCAATACATAGGGTACCCAAATTACAAAAAAGGCTGGTTTCAAGAGCAGCTATCAGTAGCCCTACAAAATTTCTATCTTGATTTAAAAACAAAGAAAAAACCTATCCTGCTAATTGAATGCGCTCCGCAGCATGGGAAGAGTAGAGCCATCACAGAATTTATATCATGGCTATTGGGGAAAATGCCGGATCAAAATATCATATATGCATCCTATTCGGATCGGCTGGGAGTCAGGGCAAACAGATCAATCCAAAGAACGATGGATTCTGAAAAATATCAAAAAATATTTAGAGGTGTGGTTACGCTTGGTGGTCAGCAGGTGGTTACCCTTGCTAATCGAGTGCTGAGAAATAACGAAATATTCGAGATACAAGGCCATGAAGGCAGCTTTAGGAATACGACTGTAAATGGGGCGGTTACTGGAGAGACGCTTTCAGTAGGCTGTATCGACGATGCAGTTAAGGGGAGAGCAGAAGCAAACAGTAAAACCATACAGGAGAAAACCTGGGATTGGTTCACAGACGATTTTTATACACGTTTTTCAGAGGATGCTGGGTTATTGATAATAATGACACGGTGGAATATTGCAGATTTAGCAGGCAGGTTGATTGATGCCGAGAAAAATGTAAATGTTTTGACATACAAGGCAATAGCGGAGGAAGATGAAGAACACAGAAAAGAAGGGGAGGCATTGTTCCCTGAACATAAATCTCTTGAATTTTTACTGAAGCGTAAAAATAAAATGTCTCCCCATAATTGGTCGTCGTTATATCAGCAGCACCCAGTTTTAGTCTCTGGCAACATATTTAAGTTTCAGGATTGGGGCTGGTGGAAAGCCTTGCCTAAATTGAAATGGAAATTTATAGTCGCTGATACTGCACAGAAAAAAAACAATTGGAATGATCCAACAGATTTTCAGGCCTGGGGGTATGGGGTCGATGGGAATATTTATTTGTTGGACCATTTAAGAAAACGAATGGAAGCACCTGAGCTTAGAAAACAAGCAAAAATCTTTTACACCAAACATGATACTCAGAAGGTTGAATCCGATGATCCTGTTTTAAGAGGTATGTGGATCGAGGATAAATCATCTGGAATAGGATTAATTCAGGAATTAAAAAAAGACAGGCTTAAAATAAAAGCAATTCCGCGAAGCATTGATAAAATAGAAAGGGCCATGGATGCAGCTCCTTATATAGAAGCTGGTAGGGTATTCCTTAATGAATCTATCAGGGATATATCTTTTATAACTGATGAGGCAACAGTCTTTCCGAACGGTGTACATGATGATGCGATTGACACGACAATGAACGCCATAGAAGTTGCCTTTATCCATGGATTAAAGGAAATATTTGTTGGGTGAATAAAAAATTACTTGCATTTATTTTTTTATGGGGTGATAATAGTTAAAAATACTTATAAATATAAGGATTCTGTAAAATGAGATATAAAGCAGAGCCATCAAAAATAAAGGTAAAAACGGTTTGGACTTGTTCGGATAATTGCCATCACGAGCATAAATATAGATGGACTGCATGGCTGTGTGGCAGGATTCAGTATTTAAAAAGGTTGGCATTTGTATGTTATGGAAAAAGGAAATAGCTTGAACCAAATAACAAAAATATTAAAGCTAATTCGGCTTTTTTATTGGTAAAGAGGAAAACATGCTGCCAAATTTTATAAAACGATTATTTCGAAGAAACCTTGCGATAGCAGACTCGTGGCTTTGTAAGATGGAGCAGCCTGTTTATACCAATTGGACTCTTCAAAAAGCGGTAAAAGAAGGGTATAAAATAAATGGTTGGGTTTATCGGTCTGTTTTCCTCATCTCAAAGGCAATCTCGCAGGTGGCCTGGCAGGTTACAAACGAGGATGGAGAGCCAATTGAAAAACATTATTTATCAAGCGTCCTTAATAGGCCAAACGATAATATTTCCAGACAAGATCTATTTGAATTAATTACATCTTGGCTACTCCTTGCCGGGAATAGCTATCTTAAAAAAGTAACAGTCCAGGGCAAAACAGCGGAACTCTGGCCAATCTCCCCGGATAGACTCGCTCCAATACCCTCAAAACAAATTGACGAATGGCTAAAAGGCTACGCGCTCGACCAGAAACAAAGAGTCGAATATGAACCGCTTGAAATAATCCATCATAAGTTTTTTAATCCTGCTAACCCTCTGTTGGGCATTGCTCCCCTGGAAGCCGCCGCCAAGACAGTTGATATCGATAACGGCCAGCAGGATTGGAATAAAGCTGCAATGCAAAACCGCGGTGTGGTAGATGGGATCATGGCGTTTGATCGTAGTTTCGATACTCAGGATCAAGTCGATAAGATCGCAGAACGGCTTAATGAGAGTATAGCAGGGCCAAAAAACGCAAGGAAAATTAAGGTAGTTGGTTCAAACGCAAAATATACCCGTATGGGTCTAACCGCAGTTGAAATGGATTTTGGTGAATCAAGAAAGTTTAACCGTGATGAGATATTCATTATTTTTGGGATACCGCCTGCCTATGGCGGATCTCAAGAAGCCTCCACTTATAACAATTATATTGTGTCAGAGTTAATATTTTGGTTCCAAACAGCGATCCCTCTTTTAGACGATCTGAAAGACACCTTTAATCTGTCGTTTAGGGACGAACTAAAAGACAATGAGCATATCTCATACGATTTATCCAAGGTGGCAGCAATCAAGCGGGCTATGATCGAATGGACAAAAACAGCGCAAACCCTTTTTGAAATGGGCGTACCATTCGAGCAGCTTAATAAGGTTTTTGAGTTTGGATTTAATGAGTTTGATGGCTGGGAAAAATCTCATGTGAAAGAGGCCGCTGTTGCCCCTGTTGAGAAGAGAGAAAAGAAAAAACAGAAATACACTCTGATTGAAAAACGAGCAACAAAAGACTATGAAGAAAAGCTTGCCGAGGTGGCAGATGGGCCTGTGAATGATACTATTCTTGACCTACTTGAAAAACAGAGAGAGGATATATTCAAAGATTTAACAGAAGCGAATGTAACAAAGGTTATAAAGAAATCTATCTCGGCTTGGTCTGAAGCCATTGAGGCTATTTATATTGATGTCGGTGTCCAGTTTGGCTCTGATTTAGTAGT